CACGCTGCTCCGCCGGGATCATCATTTTGTTGAACTCCTCTTCGGAGATCACGTCCTGCGCCGTCCTCATCCGGTCTTCCAGGTACGCGATGATCTTCTGGTCGTCGGTCTGGTAGTAGCCGAATCGCGTGTTGCCGACCTTGTTCTGAATCGGCGTAAACTTCACCATCGGCGGGTCAACCGCTTTCAGCGTCCCCTCGATGTTCAGCATCTCCACTTTGCCCGCGTAGCAGGTCAGTCCTGCCACCTTGCTGTAAAACGTCTTCAAGCAAATCTCCTTTGTGGTTGTAGGGGGCGGATCGCTCCGCCCCCAGTGGTTGACTACGAGGAGGCGACCACGTTGTAGAGCTTGGCGTGGTGCTTCTCGTTGCGGACGGCGAGGCCGATTTCGGTGATGTACTCACCAACCATGCCGTCAACGCCGTTCTGGTTCTCGATGTCGTACTCGACATACTTCGTGTCGCGGTTGACACCGTTGCCGGCGAGGATGCGGAGTTCGAGGTCTTCGGGGTTCACGATGAACGCCCAGCCGCCGAAACCGCTGGTGTTGCTGGAGGTCGGGTCTTCGAGCATCCGGTCCATGACCAGCATCAGCCGCCCGTGGTTGGACTCAAGCTGAGTCACACGCAGGCCATACTGGGTGTCACGCGGGGTCACATCCAGGAAGTTCTGCGCCCACAGGTTGATGGCACTGACCACACGCGGAGAGGCGAACAGGAACTTCGTGTCCGCATCGCCGTAGGCGAAGCCCATGCGCAGGAACTCTTCCCACTTGGATTTCGTCAGGGTGGTGCCGCCGTCGAGGACGTTGGTGGTGATGACGCTGTTCAACCCGGCAGTCGTGCTGATCGGGTTGCCCGAAGGACCGCCCGTGTAGGACTGCGTGGCAGCGCCCCACAGGAACGCCCGGTTGATGTCCCGCTTGTGTTCCTGGAACCGCTTCCGCTTCGTCCGCTCGAACTCGCCATTCGGAGCGCCGTAGGTCGCCGCCGCCATCTGGGTCGCGCTGAAGCTGAACGTGTGCCGGAAAATCTGGGTGTAGCCAAACTTCGCATCCGGCGCGGTCACCTTCGGGTTGGGCCGCGAGGAGTTCTCCTCGTAGGCCGGGCCGAGAATGGCGATGGCCGCAGCCGGGTCAACCGTCATCACCTGCCCGTTGATGCCGCGAACCACGGTGAGCGCGTTGCTGTTCACCGCCGTCACGCGGAAGATTTCACCCACCGTCGCGGAGTTGATCGCACGGGGGATGTAGCCGAGATCGCCAGCCACCCAGTTCGTGCCGTCCGTCACCGTGATGACAGTGGACGCCGTGGTGTTGGCAACCGTCGTGGTCCCGTTCACCGCCCAGCGAGCGGTGTAGTCGTCCTCGAACCACTCGAACTTCGTCTGGCGAGTCTCGAACTTGCGCTGAAGCGCCGGGTGGGAGAGGAACGTCAGAACCGTCCCCACCTGCGGGTGCAGCATATAAACTTCGTTGGACACGTCCCGGACGAGACGGGTCTGAGTGTTGATCGCGTTGGTCGTGACGACCGAGTTGATCTGAGGCATTTTAGAACTCCTGTTGGGGTTCTCGGCTCACAGTCGGGTGAGCCGGCCTAGCTCTTGAACAGAGCGTTGAAGTCAATCGCTCCCGAGTTGCGACGTAACGTGTCGTAGGTTTCGGCTGCGGGCTTGCCCACCGTGGTAGCGCCACCACCGGCGTTCAATCCCTGCCTCGCGCGGTCAGTTTCCGCCCGGTCCCGCTGCTGCAATCCGGCTTCATACGCCTGCCGGACCAGTGCGGGATCAACTTCGGGCTTCGCCACCGGCGCAGGTTGCTCCGCTTTCTGAAACTGCCCTTGCACCAACGGCCACAACTGCGCCGCCGTGCGATAGCGTTCAATCCGCGTCAACCTCTCCGCAACCGCTGCGGGGTACGGCTTGCCCTTCTCGTCGTGCGTCACCCTGATCTGCAAGATCGAGGGCACCTGCATCGCCACGAGATTGTAGGGCGTCCGGTCATAGACCTCGCCATCCACCATCAGCGGTTCGTCGCTGATCGGCTTCACGAGATCCCTCACCCCTTCCACTCCAGCCTTGGCGAGTTCGGCAATCGGAAAGTCATGCGACTCCTGAGCCAATCGTTCCTGCGCGGTCTGGCGGACCGCAGGGAGCGCATCTCCGAACTCCTGCTGAATCAGTTCGCGGGCTTTCTGCTCGACAAGCTGCGGGAGATTACCCATCGCCTGCTGCACCACCAACCACGTCCGCGCTTCACGGATCGTGTCCAACCGCTGCGCGGCTTCAAGCCGCTGCTGTTGGGTGGCTTCAGGGTTTGCATAATCCGCCCAAGCCTGTTCCTCAGCCAGCACCACGTCCACGGGGCTGTTCCACCGGAGGTAAGCCGGGAGTTCCGGCTGCTGCGGCTGCTGTTGCGGTTGTTGCGGTTGGGCGACTGGCGCTTGCGGCACCACGGGAGGCTCACTCTGCGCTTGCGCGACAGGGGCAGTCGCTTCCGTCAACTTCCGCTCAAATTCTGTGATGACCCGGCGCGGCGTCTCTTTCTTCGTGACCCGCTTCAGGAGTTTGGAAATCTCTTTCTTGTACTCCTGGTTCTTGTCCATGAGATACCTGGTGCTGACCACGTTATCCACCAGACGCTTGAACGCCACAGCGTCCATCGTCGGGTGCTGACTCCGCAGTTCAGCCTCGATCTCCTCATAGAGATGGAGGTATTGTTCAGGAATATCCACATCGCCTTGCGCGGCGTCCTGCGGTTCTTCCTGCTTCCCTTCCGGCGCGGGCGAGTCAACGGGCTTTTCCGCCGTCTGCTCGGTTGTTTGCTGCGGGGCCGGTTGCGCCGGTTCTTCCACAGCCGTTTGCGCTACAGGCTCAGCCGGCGCGGGTTCAAACAAAGCCGCCGTCCAGTTCCCCGCCATCGGGTTGGCGTGGATACTGGGGCGCTCCGTCTGCTGCGCTGGTGCCTGTGTGGACACACTCGTTGCGTCGTTCGACATATCTGGGGTTGGCTACCCTTCCTATTGGGATTTCAGCCTCTCCAACTCAGAGTTGAAGAAGGCTCTCAAAGTGGTTGGCAAGCCCTCGCAAAAGTCGAGAGCGCCGGTCGCCATTGCAGAGACTTGCGGGTTCTGCATATTGTGGGCGGCAACCAACTGCGCGATGAAGACCTTGCGTTGGTCTTCAGCGAACGCAGCCAAAACCGAAAGGAAAACCTCGTTCTTCAGGAGGTCTTCCAGAAACTGAATCTGTCCCGTCGTCACAGCGACTCGACTCCCAACTCTCCCTGCACCGGCATCGCACCAGCAGCCGCATCCGTCGCCATCTCCGCCATCTGCGGATTAGGCGCGGGCGGCGGAGGGAGATGCCCGCCGCCCATTGGGAATCCCGGCGGAGGCTCAGGGAGTGGTGCGCCATTCATCGCCGGGGGTGCGCCAGCCTTCGGGAGTACCACCGTCGCCAGCATCATTTCCTGCACGGCGGGCGGCAACTCCTCAAACCTCATACTCAGGCTGACATTCAACTTCGTCTTGTCTTCAGGCGGAGGCGGCTGCGGAGGCGGCGCGGCAAACTGCTGCAATTCCTTGCCCTTGCCCAACGAGGTCAACACCTCATCCCGCAACTTCTCCTGATTGACCAGAGGATGCCCGTTGAACATCGAGAACATCATCTGCGCCTTCTGCACCTTCGCCTCGTCGTCATCCGCCAGCGTCGAGCCAACCTCCACCGTCAACAGGCCGTCGCGGTTGAACAGTTCCGGCTCCACCTTCGCCCACGCCTCACGGATCACATCCTGCGCCGCCGTCGATGTCCGGTTGTACAGCCGCGCCTCAAAGTTGATCGCATCGCTCAACTCACTGCGGTTCAGCAGGAACATCAACTCCGCATCCGCAGCCAGCGACATCGAGTAGCGGTCCAGCAGGTCTTTCGTCAGAACATCCTGGTTGAACGCCGCCAGCCGCGCACCAGTCGCCGTGCGGTTCTGCGACGGGTCCACGTTCGCAGCCATGCTCATGTTGCTGTCGCCCGTGCCCACCTGCCAGTTCCGCATGATGCTGCCTTCGTCCTGAAGCGCAGCCGCCACAGCAGACAACGCCGGGGCCATGTTCTCAATCTGTGTCGCCGCCGCTCCGTGCGGACTATAGATGAACCGGAACCCGCTCGTGGACGCCTTCACCCGATCCGGGTTACTGCCCAACTCGCGGTCTGCCGTGAACACGTTCGGGCGCAGCAGACGGTCAACCACGTCGAACCTCTGCGACACCTGCCGATTGTGCATCTCCTGAAGCGGAGTCAGCACCCGCGCCGTCGCATCCCCAACGCCGTGCAGGATGTTGTCCACCAGCACGCACTCGCTGAACGGGATCTTGCCGTCAAGGTCATACGGCAGCGGCATCTCCCCAATCCAGAAGTTCTCCTCGCCAACAATACTCCACGTCGCATTGCGCCCCGGACGGAACTTTTCGATGAACGTCCACTTCCCCGTCCCATGCGAGGACGTGTCCATGTAGGTGTTCATGTGGTGGCCCACCGCCGTCTTCAGGCGCGTGTACAGCGAGTCCAGATCATGCACCTTCAGCGTTCGCGGCTCCGTACCCTTCGGGTGCGCCGCTAGCATCTTCTCGAAGCCCTCCGCCGTCTCCGGGTATGCATTGACGACGCTCTCGATCCACTCGATCCCATGCCGGCGCTCGACGATGAACCACGACGAGTCCTGAAGCGAAGTGAAATCCGGCTCCGGGTAACAGTCGCCAGGGAACAGCACCTGCGACTTCGGCCCCTCGTAGGCGCAGTAGTCGTACTCAATCGGCAGGAACCGCCCACGCCCGTACTGCTGCATCAGTCCCAACAGCGCAGCCGGGTCCGTCAATAGGGCTTGCGGCGGAATCTGGTAATTCCGCGCAATCTCCTCCAGCGTGCGGATGTCCTGCGCCTCCAGCGCACGGAACAGGTCAACCCGCTTCCGCCGCAAGTACATATCTTTCACCCACCGGAAACTCTTGACCGACCACCCAAACAGAATCGCTTGCAGCGCGTGCTTCTTCTGAAACACCTGCATCTGCGAACGGTCCCACTGGTACATCAGGACGCGGCTAATCAGTTCAGCAGCCACGTCATGATCCGTGCGGAACCGAACATTCGGGATCTGCGCCGTCAGCCTCGCCCGAACGCGAGTCGCCCACCCCCAGGTGTCAGGCATCGCCACCGAAGTCGCCTGCAAATCCGGCTTCCTCGGATCATTCGGATCAGGCCGCGCCTCCCGCACGCATAAATAATTCTTATAGACCTGCTCCCATTCAGGCCAGAAGTTCTGCATCATCCAGTCCTGCGACTGGCGCTTCAGGTACACCACTTCCGCCGTGGCGTCTTTCGCTTTGTTGATCGGCGTTGCAGTGGTCATAGATTAACTCGCCAAATTCGGAATCCAGTCGATTGGGGACGTTGCCAGGTACCGCAGAAGATCAACGCAGTGACTCCGCACCTTCACGGGATCTTGGTTCAGTTCCTTCAGCACCAACGTCCCCCGCGTCGGCGCGTACCGCAGATTCAACATCTCCCAGATCAGTTCCTTGCACGACTTCGCAATGTGCAGCCGGGGCCATGCCTTGTTCTCCCAACGGCGCAGCCGCAACAGTTCACGGATCGCGTCCTCGCCGGCCTTGTGAACTTTGTACGGGTCCATGCACGGCATCCCGTAGTCACGGAACCGGCTCGAAATCGACTCAATCGGCGTGCCCTCCGCACTCACCTTGAACGCCTTGCCCGCTTGGTCCATGTAGCGATACACGATCTCCTCGCCACCGGGGAGACGCACATAGCGCCCATACACGCTGCCGTCGCGGTCCTGCTCCCACTCGATCCGGTTCCCCTCCATCACCGCCACGACTTCGGCATATTCCTTCGTCGTGTACTGCGGGTCAGCGTCGGAGTCCTTCACCTTCTTATTGCTGCCGTAGGCGACTGACGGCCAGTAGTCCCGATACACCCACACATCATTGAATCGGTCAACCCCGACCCACAGGAACGCATACGGCGTGCGAGGGTGCGGGTCAATCGCCATGTACCGCGTCAGCATCTTCGGCACCATGTCGTCGTCAACCACATGGAAAGCCGGGTCGAAATCCGGGTAGATGAGTTGGCCGCTCAACGCATGAACGTCCATCTCCAGCTCCTTCGCCCACCGCCCCTCGTCTCCAAGGAACCGCTTGCGAAGTTGCTGCACCCGATCCACGGTCATCGTGGAGTCCGCAGCATAGTGCAGCCGGATCACCGCCGCGCCGTCAGCCGTGCGCTTCATCGCCAGCCCATAGCACGGGGTCTTCACGGCAAGCGAATCGTACACGGCGTCATTCACGCCGGGGTGCGGGTTCTTGTGCCGAAGTTTCGGCCTTACTTGAACG